CCTATTTTTTAGTAAAGATGTATTCGTGTTCATACCCACGTTTTTCAAGCCACAACTTTATGTACTTTAGTGCTTCAAAATTAATCATATATGGTTCAATTTTTCCGTCTTCTCCACGACCTTTTAACCGAACGTTATGACTCATAATATATGTAGCTTCATCATCAATTTTATAATCTACAATTTCCGATTTAAACTGTATAATTTCGTTGCGTCTAGCTCCAACATTAAACGCAACAGCTAACCATGCCATACCTAGATAATTCTCATCATCTTCTAATATCTTCATCATCTCAAGATACTCTTCTTTCGTTACTTTAACCTTTTCATATACTGAACTTTTAGGAATAGCAGGTAATCCGCGAGTAAAGTTTCTAAAATTTTTATATGGGTTGATTTCTTCTTCATCAAAATCATCCATTACGACGTTTTCAATATAGTTACATAAACTAGATATAACTGCTTTCCGAGTTCCAATAGCCGAAGGAGACATTCTTCTATCATCCCGTAAATAAGATAAATAACGAATTATGTCGCGTTTTTTAATTTTATAAATAGGTTTATTATTCAACGATTCATAAATAAACCATCCAAATTGACGCAACATTGACCTGTATTGTTTTTTAGTTTGTGGGGAGTGCGATTGAGAAGAAATATATTCATCAATCAGATTTCTGTACTCTTTATTTACTTTCTCCCACATTTCATCAGTTACTTCTGGGAGTTTTTTTGCTCTTTCACGAAGCATGTTTTTATTGATCTCTAGTTCTTTTTCAATCAATTCATCATTCTCCTTTCAAAAGAATGAAAAAGACTTGAAGTTACCTCACTTCAAATCCTAATTTTTTATAAGCATTCTTAATTGCATTTACTAAATATGTAGGGTTAGCTTGAATTCTAGCTATGGTTTCTTGTATAAACGGTCTAGCCTCACTCCATTTACCATGCCTATACCAACTGTTACCATCAGTTTCTCCATCGTTAATTACATCTGTGATGAATTGACCATGTAATGAATCTTGGCTTTGCTCGTAGATAGGAGAGAAGTGTCCTTGTCCTAATGTTAAGTTTTCGAATAACACTATAACTTTTCCATTTTTCACTTCTACTTTTGTAATCTTCATGTTACGAACGTCAGATAAACCACCATCATTACGTCTACGCTTGTATTCAACAGGTACATATCTTCTATACACAACATCATATACAGCTTGAGACATTGTAGAAGCTAACACTTTTTCAATGTTTTTATCTTTAAAGACCTGATGAGAATTGCGTTCAAAATATCTTTGTATTTGATCTATATCATTGAACTGTACCATTTAATTTCTCCAGTATAATAAAGTAGAGTAGGGAATTAACCCTACTCAAATTATGTATTTATTATGATACTACAACTTCAATTACATCAGTATAAGTACCATCAGATACTTTTACATTTGTTTCACCAGTACCAACTCCAGTGATTTCTCCATTTACAAAAGTAGCAACTGCTTCATCATCAGATGTAAAAGTAAGTTTAGAATTATCCATTAATACGTTACTGTAACCACCACCACGGATACCTAACGTCATTACTTTTTGCTTCTCACCAATAGCCAATGTTACTTCTGAAACATCAGTTGCCAATGATGATACTTTAATAGAAGTTCCTTTGACAGGTTTCCATTTTACAGTGGCATACATATCATTATCAGTCAAAGCTTTACCATTCATAGTAAATTGAGCAATACTATCATGAGCTAAGTTCATCGATAATGCACCGTCTAATTTGTAACGAGGTACTTCAATTTGTTGCTCATAAGCTTTGTCACCATCAGCATTGAAAATATCTGAAATTAAAACTAATTTATAAGCTTTAGGGAAGTCATTTGCACCGATTGTAAGCTCATCCACTTGTGCATCAAATTGATAAACAACTTTTAATTCTTTATCAGCATAAGCAATGTCCGTAATAACTGATCCAGTAGGTGTTTTAGTAACGTGGTTGGCAGGAGATTCTACGTAAACATTCCCAATTGGAGTTTGTGATAATGTACCTTTACCAGTTGAATCAAATGTTACTAATTCTTCAGTAAAGTATTTACTCATTTTGTTCTTAATTTCTGAACCAGTTTGTAGAGCTAAATAAACAGGGGAGAAGTCAGCAGCTTCAATTTGGAAAGATAAAACTTTTTGATAATTATAGATAGTCTGTAACTGAGAACCACGACCTGCATTGATATCTGTTTGTTGCATTGCTTGTTCCATACTTGAAGTTAATAATGCTGTAGCTTTAACAACAAGTGTATCATTAGACGGATCAATCAATAAAGCATCTGCTGTAGATACAGCGAAAAGTTTTTCTGTCATTTAAATACCTCTTTCACAATTATGTATTTTATATACTTACTATTCCGTTATTTTTATTTATTTGTTTAAGTTGGTCTCCAGTTAAAACTACTCCATCATCATCTGATTTATCTTTAATATAGTCCAACCAGTGAGGGAAAGTTGTACCTTCTTTGAACGAAACCATACTGTTGTATTTTGCATTCTGTAAGACATCTGCTGTTTTTATTAAATCAATTCTTTCTATCTCTTTGTTAAATTGATATATTGTTGAGTTTTTTATATCCTCATAAGACACTTTTTGAATGCATTTGTAAGCGATTATTTGTTGCTCAAGATCTGCAATACGTCCATTTCGTTTTGATAAATATGCCTTTGCATCTGCTTTAGCCTTGTCAAAATCACTACCCAAAGAATCGTCCTTGGTCTTAATTATATTCTGGACACTTATGATTTCTCGAAGTTTTTCAAAATCCCTTTCCCTAATAAAACCAATATTATCTACTGAAATTACCAACTTATTCTTTTCGTCAAAATGATAATCAATGTTATCAGTCCTAGTTACTAACTTAATAAGATTATCTAATTTATCTAATAAATGCTTATTTTCTTCACTTCGGCTTATACTTATTAGGAAAGACAGATATGACATTTTAATTATCTTAGGATCACTCATTGAATTTTTAGGTATTAAAAGGCAAGGGGTTGTATCATAAAGCTTAAGAATATCCTTCATGATAACAGGATATATAGGGACTTCGTTTATAAACTTAGGATTACCCCATACGTTATCTAAATCAATATTCACAAATACTCACCTCACTGAACTGAGTTTGTAACATATGCCATTTTATATCCAATGAAGCCGTCTGGAGTATTATTGATAGGGGAGGAGAACGCTAATCTAAAATCACCTATATCAGTTACATGTTTCTTATCTAGAATTTCATTCAAAGTATCACAAATCCAAGTCATTCTGAAATCTTTAATATCAATGTCTACGTGTACATAAACATCAAAATTATATACTTGGTCAGCCATATACACATTATCTTGTTGTCTACGTGCAGCAGGATTGTAGCTTTCTTGAGGCTTCCTAGTTCCTGTATAGAAACAAATCCTACACAATTCAGATTTTAAATCCAAGTCATACTTTTTATCAGATGGCATTAATACCTTTTCAACAATGTCATACTTGTCTGGTAGTGAATTAATATCAGGCTTCTTTGTATCTAGCGGATTATCCAATGCGTTTACAGGTTTATAATGAAGCAATCGTAGTAAGTTTTCGTGTGAGGATAAAGTGATGTATAATTTTTTTAAACTTCCTCTTAAATCCATTAATTATCACCAACACTTTCAACTCGTTCTCCAGTAATTCTAAGAACGCCAACTTTATTGATTGATTTAGAAGGGTCAATACGGATAATTCTATATGTATCATTGAAAAGTTTAAATTTCTCATTGTACTTAATCGATGGAGCTTCAGTGTAGGGGATAGTAATCATTACTTGATTGGCTAAAAGGTTTATTGGATTATTTGTATCAGCAATTGAGGTAGAAGCATCATTCATTTTTGGTACACAAGGTAACATTTTTACTTCACCTTCAATAATGTCATAAACAGGTCTATTCATATCATCTTTACCAATTTCAACTTTTTGATCAGCATATTTTACTGGAAATTCTGCACTACAAAAGTCACCAGTAAATTGAGGCGTAACTTCGTTTGTATCTTTCCCTGTCAATAAGTAGACCAATTTATCTTGTGTAACATAATCGCCCAGATTCACCTCAGTATCAGGTAAAAATATAAATTTACGCTTTTCATAACTGCCTTTATCCCTTGCAATACAGTAATACGATACAGTTTCGTCCAGATTTAAAAAAATGTTATATAAGTTAGGAGAGTTTAGAATCTGTTGTTTAGCAATAATTTTTGATTGATTAAGATAAGCATCTTTCGAATTGACACCTTCCTGATTCAATCGTTTTATATACTTTTCCATGAAATTCAATTCTCATCACCAACCTTAGATAAGTTATTTATTAAACTGATACATCGGAATACTTCACTTCGAATAACTTTAATATTAGGTTTTGGTTCAAGACTGTCATCATAAAAATGCTCTAATATACTTAATAGAGTAATCACTATTTCTTTCTTATCATCAATTAAATATTGAAGTCCATAAATTTCATAACTGAAAGAATTTATATATGAAGATAACCCCTCATTAGTTTCTTCAAATAGACATAGACATTTATAAAATCCACCCTTTAGATATTCGAAATATTCATTTGGAATATTCATCTCAAACACCTTGTCTGTAATAATATTCGATCATCAGTAGATTTGCATCACTTATTACATCCTTCTTTAATTCACGTAATTGTTTAAGTTGGTTTGTAGGGGAGAAGTTAGTGTAATCCTTTGAGCCAAGTCTATTTTGAACAAATTCTTCACGAATCATTTTTGGAGATAGGTACTCTACAACCATTAGAATCGATAAAATCTCTTTCTCAAAATCATTTAGTTCAATATTAAATTGAAATAGCACGTCATCTCTTTTGGATAATTCTTTGGTTGAATAAGTAAATTTTGGGATAGCTGATTTTAAGTATCCTAAAAGAATTTCATTTGCAAAGGTAACATTAATTTCAATTTGATTTTTGATATAATAATCATTGATTTTGTTTAAAAACAGATCGAATATTTCGTCATAAGATGTAGGTGTCATAATTAAACACCATCCTACTCTTCTTCATCATAAATCTTCATTTTGGATTTACTTTCAATAATATCGATCTTAGTCTTACTATCAATCTTCAACTCTTTAGCTACTTCGACAAATTGCTGAATTATTGCATTTTCAGTAATCTCATTCAGTACTTTTTCAAGTTTTTTGTAATTACCACTAACTAGTTCAACAATTTCATCATGTTGCAAAATATTTAAGTTAGATTTTTCACCAGTCTCGGTCTCTAAACCATATTTCACACGAACATCTTTATCATCAATCCAAATTACACCTTTTTGAATAATTGATTGGTTGATCTGAATATAATCCAATTCATCTTCTGCAACTGTCATGAATGCACCTTGTTTAGGTAAAACACGAAATGATTCAGGGGTAGGGTTGAGATAAAACCCAACTACACTATGAATATTATTAATGATCTTAATTTGCTTAGACATTCCTTTTCCTCCTTGTATTCAAAGAGGAGAATAGTAATAAATACTACTCTCCGTTATGTAATTATTTATTAAGAAATTGTAATTAAACCTAAGTTATGTACTTGAAGAACGTTAACTCCAACTTTTTGAAGTGTCTTTTTAGTAACAGAACCATCTTCAAATGATTGTTTCTCTAACATTTCAGAACCACCCTCAAACGTTACTTTAACAGGTTTATCTGCATTTACAGGAATGACAAAGATATTTTTATCATCTAATACCCATTCTGTGTTTGTATCATCTGTGAAAGTATTAGGTAATTGAACTAACGCTTTACCTTCCCATACACCGATAAATCCGTCACGATTAAATGTATCTTTCATATTATCTGACATAGCAGATTGGAAGTTGTTATCAGAAGTAATATTAGATAATGCAATTGATGTTCCTACAATCACAGGTTTACCATAGGCAGCAACAGTATTAGCAACAGAGCGTAACTGAGCTAATGAGAAAGCGCCAGTATATTTATTAGCTGAAGGTGCTTTACTCATCGCATCAATAAATGTATTTTGAATTGTCTTAAGTACTTCTTGATGGATAGCTTCTGCAATTTCATTGATCATATCTGTAAATGCTTCTGCTCGACCTGCTAAAATATCATCCCATTCAGCATAAACTGAACCACCTAAAGCTTTGGGTTGTGCAGTAATCTTTTGTTTATAAATTTTTTGTCTACGGATTTCAGAACCTAATGCCACATATTCAACTTTTAAACGACCATTACGGATACGATAATCTTTCTTTTCACCATGACCAATATAAGACACTTCAGCAATTACAGATAATGCATCTCCGACTTTAACCTTTAAAACTTCGTTTACGTTTTCAGTGATGATCGCATTAATTTCTGTTTTATTACGATCATAATCCTTTAATAACACACTAAAAAGCTCAACCATTTCTTGTTTACGCTGTTCAACTGATTGACCTTCAACTGACGATTTATTATTTCGTACATCCATGCATAATTCTAAAACTTTATTTTTATCCATATTTAAAATTCCTCCGATAGTTATGTTTATGTATTATTTTTGTTAAGACAATTCAACTTGAAGTGCAATTGCTTCTTTTCCGTTTAAGAATGTTTTTTCAATAACACGGAATTTTTGTACTGGTGTGGTGCTAGTAGGGAAAGTTGATGATACTGCTGTTTTTCCTCCTACTTCTGCATATGCATAATCACCTTTAACAATTGAAGCAAAAGTCTTTCGATCACCACTTACACCAATTTGAGTAGTTGTGTAAATATCGCCTTCCTCAAAAGTGTATGTGCGAGGTTTAATTGTACCTACTTCATTGATAAAATCTGATTCATCAACTGAATCATATAAATTTGCCACTGATGCAACTAACACTTGTTTTTTTGTAGGATCAGTAGTAGGTACGATCTTACCAGTTGTATAATCTACTTCTGCAAATAAACCATTTTCAATTGGTGCGTCAATATCATAATGGTAAGCGTGACCTTTCATTAAATCTAAACGTACAATGCCATAATCTTTACTCATATTAATTATTCCTCCAAAATTTTTATTATTTTATGTATTTAAATTAATTAATACCATATTTTTGTAGAATGTTCGGTTTAATCAAATCATCTTGTTTACTAGCAACAACAATAACATCATTATTATTAGTAGAAGCCGTTTCTAGTTTATGCTTTGCTACCTCACTAACAACAATTTCATTTAATTTTTCTGAATTTAATTCTTTGATTGCATTTTGAACTTCCTCGGTTTTAAATACGTCTTCAGGGATTAGTTTTGAGTATTTATTATTTAACTCAGTTAATTTAATCTCTTTTTCAGTAGCTTCAACTTGATCTTTATATTTATTTAAATCTTCAACTGTTGAATTTAATTCAGTAATTTTACCTTCTAAAGTTGTCTTAACTTCTTCTTGAGAAACAACCGTAGAGTTTAGTTCTACGATTTTCGCCTCTAATTCAGCAACTTTATTTTCTAACTCCGAAACTTCTTTTGTTTTCTTTTCATCCATATTGGATAATTCCTCCTTAGCTTGATTTAATTCTTGTTGCAATGTATTGATTTCAATTTCTTTTTGAGCTATTTCTATACCTTCTGGAATGAATCCTAGAGAACCTTTTTGCCATTGGTCATTAGGGGAGATGATAACCTGTTCATTTGAAATTGAATACGGGATTTTATAAAGGGATACATCATCATGCCAATCTTCCACAATTACGTAGTCAATATACATATCTCGAATATAATAGTTGTAAGCTCTACTACCATTCTTCACATCTACGGGATTTAATAAATTATATACTTGCGATCTAACTTCAGAGAACTTTAATGAAGATGTCTCCATACTGCCATGATAATTTGTTTCATATCCTTTATTAAAAACTTCTTTCTCAGCCAATTCGTTTTCTCCTTTCTGTACATTTTTAATATTTTGCAAATCAGTTTTTACTGCATTAGCAATCTCTTTTTGTGAAACACTTAAAACTCCTGCATCAGAATCCGCAGGAGGTACATTTGAACCTAGTAAACAATTCCCTATATATGTATAATCTGTTGCGAATCTATATTCTTGTGTTGGATTTTCACCATACGAATATATCTCAACTTCAACAGAACTATCTGCATTGCTATTTGTATACAGTTTTTCTATACAAGTAATGATTTCAGGATATTTATAATTCCATAAATCTGCTTTAGCATATAAGGCTTTTACATTCGAATTAGTTTCAAATTCATCAGTCCATACTTCTTTGATAGTTCCAATTGCAATTGTTTCTAATCTTACAATATTACCGTTTGAATCAAAGACTGGTTCATGATCCCCTAAATCATCAGTTAGAGGTAAATACCTTGCTACAACAGGTTTATTTATTAGAGTGTCTTTGAACTTTTCAACATATTCTTCTTTGAAATCCAAACCGTTTCCATTTGCCACATCAATTTTATGAATAAGCATGATAACTTCTTTTGTTACATTGTCTTTGCTGGATATTTCAATGATTGAAGAGGGTAAGGATTGCCTATCCTTGGACATTAATTCACCTCCTTTAAAAGAAGTTTGATAAGTTATGTATTTTTCGCCTTAAGACAACTCTCACATTTACAATCTGATTTATGAACTAAAGAAATAACTCCTAATTCAATAAATGATTGTTTTTTAGATGCAATTTCTGCTTTTGATTCATTATTGAAAGTAGGGGAGTATCCACGCATTTATAGTCACCTCATTTTAACTTGTTGAAGGCTTCGGATTGTTGTTACCGCCAGTAGTCTTACTTTTAATTGTGTTTTCATTTGTAGAATCGTCTTTAGTCGGTGCTCCACCTTTATCTGATTTACTACTTTGAGTATATGCATTTGATGGAGGGTAAAGGATATCTTCGATTTTTAATACATTTCTTTCATATTCAGCTTGTTTAACTACATTCTCATAAGGTAAACCAGTAAGTGACTCAATCCAAAACTTTGAAATACCCGTTTGCATATACAAATCTTTGTATTTATCTATGTTT